ATTAAAAAAACGGTATTACCTTTGTATCAGTTAAAACAAACAGACCAATGCAGTATCACACAAGAAATTTTAAAGAGTTCAAAGGCAGTAAGTTTACAGAAGGAAGCACAAGCTTTGAGTTTTTAATGAACCACCCTAAAAAAGAAGGTTTATTTATTTACAAGGTTGTTCCACAAATAGATGCCGATGCTGAGTTAATCAGAGATTGGTTCGTTAGCGGTTGGGATGTCAAAGCTGCTTTAAAAACAATCAACAAAGCCAAAGGCGGCAAACTCGAAGGCTTTTCAAAAACTACCTGCTCAGGTTATTCACTTTTAAGAGATGGCCGCAGGGTAAGAATCAGCGATCATGAAGCGATTGCAAGTCGGTCAAAGTCAGATGTTGAATTTATCATGTCTTATCGGAGAGGCGCAATTTATCTGAATGGAGAAATCGTTTTTCAGGCCACAAAAAATTCAACATCCCAAGACCTTTACAACGCACTTGCCAATGCCTTCTAATCGTAAGCGCAAGCCCGGAGGCGGCAGGAAGCCGCAATACCCAGAACCGACAACTACCATTGCCTTTCGGGTGCCGGTCAGTCAGGTGCCAAAAGTCAAAGTCCTGATTGCCGACTTTCTCGCAATTTTCAAAGCCTCCGGATAGGGGGCTTTTTTGTTTTTAAATATTCGTACCTTTGCCGAAACAAACCCTACGACCGTGCCATTAAAAAAAGGCTATTCTCAGAAAACGATCAGCAAGAACATTAAGACTGAAATGAAGCGAGGCAAGCCGCAAAAACAGGCAGTCGCAATCGCTTTGTCGGTCGCAAAAAAGGCAAAGAAGGCCGCTAAAAAGAAATAACCCATGCCCATCGCAAAGACTGGATATTGGACCACCGAGGACGGCAAAGAACACATCCATGATGGTTCGCTTGCCTTTTCGTTGGTCAAGTTTGCCAGTATGCACCGGCTTACCACCATTGCCGACTTTGGCTGCGGTTTGGGAAATTATGTTTGGCAGCTGAAAAAATCCGGATTGGATGCCGTTGGCTACGATGGCAATCCGAATACGGAAAGCCTGACAAAAGGCAATTGCAAAACCTTGGAACTTGCCAAAGACTTTGACCTGAAAAAGAAATTTGACTTGGTTATTTCTCTCGAAGTAGGAGAACACATCCCCGTTGAGTTTGAGTCGGTTTTCCTTGCCAACATCACCAACCATTGCAGGCGATATTTAGTGCTGAGTTGGGCGATACCGGGGCAGGATGGCATCGGCCATGTAAACTGCCAGTCAAACCAATACATTATCGGCAAACTTGCTGAACTTGGATTTACTTACGAAGCCAAATGGTCGGGAATCTTGCGAAACCGCTCCCGATTATCTTGGTTCAAAAATACTTTGATGGTTTTTAAAAAATGAAAATAATTCCGATTTCAAAACTTATTCCAAACCCGTCTAATCCAAGACTTATCAAAGACGATAAGTTTCACAAATTGGTTCAAAGCCTGAAAGACTTTCCAGAAATGGCAAAAGTCCGGCCTATTGTCGTGAATACCGAAATGGTAATCTTAGGCGGCAATATGCGCTTTAAGGCCATGAAAGAAGCTGGCTGGAAAGAAGTGCCTGTTGAGGTTGTTGATTGGTCTGAGGAAAAGCAAAGGGAGTTCATCATCAAAGACAATGTAGGCTTCGGTGAGTGGGATTGGGAGAATTTGGCGAATGAGTGGGATGCTGAGCAGTTAACAGATTGGGGGTTAGAGGTGCCTGCATGGTCAGCAGGCCACGAAGTAAACCAGATGGATGAAAACGATCTGGATATGAGCGAAGAATTTGACCCTATCGGTTTAAGTAAAGGTTTACAAAGAGTTGTTTTTATTTTTGACGGACCTGATGAAGCAGAAAGTTATTTAAAAAGTGCAGGGGTTGAATTTAAAAAAATGGCAATGGCATGGCAAGCAAACCTCAGTACCCAATCTATATAATCAGCAAGGGTAGAGCCTTTAACCCATTGACAGCTAAAAATCTTGAATTATCAGGCTTAGATTATTTTATTGCAGTTGAATCACAGGAAAAAAACGATTATGTAAAAGCATTGGGAGAAAAAAGGGTTTTAGTTTTACCTTTTTCAAATTTGGGTTTAGGTAGTTATCCTGCAAGAAATTACTGCTGGGAACATGCAAAAAATAATGGTTTTAAATATCATTGGTTATTAGATGACAATATTTTGCATTGGCGTAAATGGGTAAATAGATTTAGGCAAAAATGGGATGACATTGGGAGCGCATTGGCTTATGTTGAATCTTTTGTAAATAAAAATAATATTGATTTAGGAGGGTTTGAAGAATATAACTTTTGCCCACGACCAAGAAAACAGCCTTTTAAAATAAATTGTCATGTTTATTCTGCCATACTGATAAAAAATGATTTACCTTACAGATGGAGATTGAAATATAATGAAGATGTGGACTTATGTTTACAGGTTTTGCATAATGGAGGAAGTACAGCAAGTTGTGATTATTACATGATTAATAAGGTGGCAACATCTGAAAAAATGAAAGGCGGAAATCAAGACGAACTTTACAAAGGGAATGACCCAAAAAAGAAACTATTAAAGGCTAAAATGCTGGAAGCTGTTTGGCCGCAATACGCTAAAACAGTAATCCGATTTGGCAGGTATCATCATTTTGTTGATTGGAAAATATTTAAAAAAGGTTTGCAAAACAAAAAGTAGTAATATATTTGCATAAATAAATCAAGATTAACATGAAAAAAGTATCATTTGCATCTCTTAATCAACACATTGTGGAATATTACCAAAATGGTAAATTCATAGGTAGTGAAACGCTTTCTGGTGAAGTCCCTCAGTCAGAAGTTGGATATTCAAATGCAAAATTCATAACAAATGACAAAAAGAAATTTAAGCGTATTTTTACGGCCACGATTGATAATCCCTTTAAAGTTGTAAAGTACAACTTGCAAGGTCGAATAAAGCCGTAAAATCAATTTAAATACAGTTTGTATGCCTTCTGGCCGAAAAGATATTTACAAAGATGCAAGGCCATTCAAAAAAGGCCAGTCTGGAAACCCCAATGGCCGGCCCAAAAAACTCCCGGAACTCCGCGAACTTTTGGCCAATGTTTTGGGCGATGAAAAGGACGGCAAAAGTGCTGCTGAAGCCATCCTAATGGCACTCAGGGCCAAAGCGACCAAAGGTGATGTCAGGGCCGCTGAGTTGCTTTTGGATAGGGCTTACGGCAAGGCAAAGCAGGAGATTGTGGGTGAACTGCAACTTAACAGGGTAATCAGGCCAAAGCATCCGGACGACCCCGAAACCGAATAATGGCAGTTCTTGACCTGAGCGATTCCCGGATTTGGAACCAGACCTATTTGCCGGCCGTAACAAAGCCGAAAATCTATAACATCCTTTGGGGCGGTGCCGGAAGCGGGAAATCGCAGCAAATGATTCAAATGCTGCTATCCGAGATTTTCGATTCCGAAACAAACCAAAACCAAACCTTTTTCGTTATCCGCAAGGTTGCATCCACTTTGCGCAACTCGGTTTTTCAGGATTTCAAAAACAAGATTATCGACTGGAATATCGGGAATGAAATCCGGATTATTGAATCTCGACTTGAAATCAGATGCGGAAGCAATCGCATTGTTTTTCTCGGCTGCGATGACCCTGAGAAATTGAAATCACTATCCCAAAGCAAATACATTTGGATCGAGGAAGCAACCGAACTGACCTTGGAAGACTTCACCCAAATAACCCTACGATTGCGGGGGAAAAGTCAGCACACCAAAAGACTTTTCATCACATTCAACCCGGTATCGGATACCCACTGGCTGAAGAAAAGGTTTTTTGATGAAATTCCTGAAGATGAAACAAATGAGGTGCTAACAATCAAGGCAACCTATCTGGATAACCTCGACAAACTGGATTACGAATACATCAAGAGATTGGAAGCGTTGAAAGAAGTGGATTCCACGATGTACGAAATCTATGCAAAGGGTAATTGGGGTGTATGGGATAAGGAAAAGTTATTTGCCCGGGAGTTTAAAGAAGAGGTTCATGTCTTCAACGGGGCAATCAAAGCCCTGTCTGCCTTGCCTCTTTACTTATCCTTTGACTTCAACTCAGCAAACGGTGGTAATACTTGCCTTGTTGCGCAGCACACCATTAACGCAGCCAAAGACCGCTATTACTGCAATGTGAATATCCTGAAGGTTTACCGGATGCACGACTTAGAAGCGATGTGCCAAACCATCTTAGCTGAATATCCGGGCTTTGAGTATCATGTAAACGGGGACCGGTCCGGCAAGAATGCAAACGAAGCAACGAGCGATAACAAGTCCAATTACCAGTTGATTGCCAACTACCTGAATCTGGAACCGAATTATCAAATCCATGTACCCAAGGCCAACCCAAGGCACATATCAAGTCGTCTGCATACCAATCTGGTGCTGCGGCACGGCAAGGTTTTACTCTCCAAGTTCGACCACAACGAGAGCCTTTATGCTGATACATTTGTGCCTGAACTAATCGCAGACCTCAAATCAGCAAGGATAAACAACGATGGCAGTCTGGATTCATGGAAGAAAGATAACCCGGAAATCGGCCACTGCCTCGATACATTCCGCTATTACATCACAACCAACTTCTACCAGATAGTTGGCGAATATGGTCTTCAAGAATTTGGAAATAAAATAGACAAAAGTTCTAATTTTGCCCCATGACCGATTTAAAGCTCCACCCTGCCGATATGCAATTATTTGAGCAATTGGTAATCTCTTACTCTCAGGCATCTTCGCCTCATGTAAACGACAAGGATGCGGCAAAGAGGGCGGTAAATCGGGCATTGGAAACAATCAAAGAAATCAGAGAAATAGAAAAAGAACATGGAGTGCTGTAACGAAGTTTTGAAAGTCTGCAAGCCGCTGCCCGATTGCATGGAGTTGCTTTATATCCATGTTCCACCGGGTTATCTATCCGAAACCATTGTAATTCAAATCACCAATGGCAAGGGCATGATGGTGAATCTGATACTGGATGTTGATAACGGCAAGGCCTTAATCGACCTGACCGACCTAACCCTGATTGATGCAGCGTGGTTCAATCCCTTTGCCGGCCAATACCTCCTGCAGTACTTTGACGATGAAGAAACGCTGATCCTGCCGGAATACAACGGCAAGGCATACGACACCATAGCATTTTCAGTCGGCCAATACTCTGACCCGGTTGGCGAACTGAACCCCTTTGTTTGAGAATGATTTGATAACTAGGTCAAAAGCCGATTGGAATTTCTAATCGGTTTTTTTATACCTTTGCAAAAACAAAATGACATGAAAAAGATAATTCTAATCGCAGCCGCACTCCTGACCATGTCAGCAGGCTGCACCGAAAAACCAAAGTACAGAGAGTTCACTTGTTACCGGGTTGATCCTGCCAGCTTGATATGCAAGTACCGGGCGAGAGCGCAAAACAGCAACGATGAGATTATCATTCTTGAAGAATGCGGCAAATACCGGGTTGGGCAGGTAATCGCAAAGCAACTTATTGACTGAGATGAAAAATAAATGTAACTGCGGCACGAAACGGCCAAAAGGATTCAGAGGCGGCAAAAGATGACATTTGCAGCGATATCGACCGCTTTCTTCGCATGGT